CGGAGATTAATCCTAATGGCATTAAGCGAATCAATAGAATACGACAAGATAGAAGTTATCGGTCAATACAAAGCGGTGCAAGTCCGTAAAGCAACAGTCATCAAAAAAGATGGCAAAGAATTAACAAGATCTTTTGAAAGATATATATTAAATGCTGGTACGTTAGATGGTTCTGACAACCTAGTTGATACTGATATATCAAATGAACCAGCAGAAGTTTCAGCAATTTGCAATGCTGTATGGACTACTGATGTCAAAGCTGCTTGGAAGGCTCAACTAATAGCAGACAAGCCAGCATAACCAGGAAGATTAAAAGATACTACTTCTACTTAATTTTTCTTCTACCTTAGCTCTAAAGGCTGGATCTTTTTTGTACTTAGGATCATTCATTGCTTCCTCTAATTGAGCAGTACTCTCGAACTTATCGCTTGAGTAAGTAGCAGCTTTACCAGATATAAGATTAGGTTCATTACCTACAGCATTACTGTACCTGGCATGAAGTCCAGCAACAGTTAGTTTTACTGTCTCTAAGTTTCCGCTATTAATGCCATTGGAGTAAGCGTTCTTTTCTGCATCGGTTAGGTTATCTCTAGCCCAATATTGCATAGCAGTAAAAGCATCTTCGCCTCCGTACGCATCTTTAATAGCTGTAAGGTCAGACTCTAATACAGTAGCCTCGTTTCTTAAACCATTTAAATGTGTATCTACTAATGATTTAGGAAAGCCAGCTTTCTCTAGCTCTTTGTAATGCTTGTCTGTAATTTCTCCATTCTGTTGCCAATATTCATTTATTTTTGAATAGTTAACTCCAGCTTCTTCAAGTCTGTTACCAACTGTTTCTCCGTAGATTTCTTGAGCAGTTTGCGGTTCTCCTGGAGTGTCAACTTGTTCTTGCTTTGCTTTTAATTCCTGGTATGCAGCGAGTAAATCTTCTTGAGATTGAAACTCGCCACCAATTAATTGATCCTCCTGGGCAATAGCATTTTCTTTTTCAAGATCTGCTTCAGCTTGCTTTAGTTCTTCTAATGCAGCTTGATTATCTTCGGACAAAGAAGGCTTGCCTTCATCAGTAATGGTGATTGGTTCTGGCATAATAATCTATTTGTTTTGGAACTCCTCAACCATTTCGGGTGTAATAGTAATTTCTCTTGGGAGATCGGGAGAGTCAGTTGTGACTTCCGCTTTACTAAGTGGCGGTTGGGATGTTGTCGAGGTTGGGGAGGGCTGCATTTCCTTGCTCTCCTTCTGCTCCTGGTTGTTGGATTTGGGGGCCATACGGACTACCTGGTTGTGTAAAGTTATCTGCTATTTTGCCAGCAGCGGGGCTTGTCATTATATTACTCATCATTTCCTGTTGTTGCATTTCTTTCTGTGCTTGGACTGCTGCTTGTTGCTCTTCTTGTAACTGTTGTGGAGTCTTAACTAAATTAGTTACATCAATAGAACTACTTGCCGCCAACCTTCTTAACGCCTCTTCCATATTGATATATTTTTCTATTGTTTCTTTTCCTAATGTATCTGTTGCAGCTCCAATAAAATCCATTAATTTATTTCTGTCGTCTCCTCTACCTACAGCTTCTAAACCTGTAACTGGCTTAGGCATTATTAAATCTTTTCCGTCTTGACCTTTAGGAAAATCAGGAATTTTATTTGTTCTTTGCATTATGTATATCAACCTACGAACTAAAGGTAGTTGTAGTTCTTGAGTTAATACTGAATACAAACCAGCTAAACTTTCATCTAACGACTCGGCAACGTAGCGTATCTCCTCGGCTGTAACTCTTTCGGCCTGTCTTTGTACTGCGCTATTAAACAAGAAAGCAAACTCAAGCCTTTGTTCAATCCTATCTATAGTATTGTTTGCCAGGCTCATATCATTTAACTTGCCCTGGCTTTGCAAAACTGTAACGTCCGCAGCATTGCCTTGGATGATAGCTCCATTCTCAGCATTGCTTAAGGCTCTTGGTCTGGTTGTGCCATTAGGATTTACCATAAATAAAATTTTACTCATAGCTGCACTAGCCTCCAATACTGCCTGATACAAATTATCAAGAGCAGAAAGGTCTCCATACCATTGCTCTATGTATGAACGTCCGTAGTCCTCTCCGTCCATTGACTGAAAACGTAGTGGGATGAATGGACTACATTCCCTCGGACTCATACCAGTAGTTCCTGGAACTGGTTTACCTTTTACCTCTTGATACCAATGACACTTATCATCTTTGTATTTAACGCAAGTATAAATTTTACAATCTTTTTTCCCATAATCCTTATCGTGTTGTTTTGTATCCGAAGGAGACAGAAACCCTTTTGGAAGTAATTTAGGACTTACTTCTTCTTCTATTATTATCTCTTCTACATTACCCATTGGATCTCTGGTTACTGTATATCTTTCAAGATGCAATACTCGAATACCAGTTGGGTTAACATATAACAATACATTCCCTGCAATAACTAATTGTTTAAATGCTTCGTACAATGCTGCTCTTGCAGATAATGTTTCGAGCATAGTACCAACTGCTAACTCTACCTTTACGCAAGCGCTATCTAATTCTGTCTTTTGCTGTGGATCTACGTCCTGGAGTCTTAACGCAAGGTCGTCTATCTCCAGCTTAAACATACTTGTGTTGGGAGGGAAAAGAGATAGGCCGAGTTTATTGGCAATGTTGGAAACTCCTCTTGCTCCTACGCTTTGATGAGGTGTGTTTACCTGTCCCCTAGCTGAACCAGAATATTGTGTGTCTGGAAACTCAAAAGGTATAGTAACCTCTGCACACTTCCTCGCTATATCTGCATAAGGATTACGTTTAGATTTTTGTTGTTCGTACTTAGACGCTACAGTAATTCCTTTCTTATCCATTTCAAGATAAGACTTTCCTGTTGCATCTAAATCACTTGTAAGTGTGACTTCCATTTATTTAAGGTATTTGTAAACCAGAACCAGAACGTAAATCTGTTCTTAATCTTCTTCTACCATATCCTCTGCGTGTTTGCGCAGCTCCTATCCCTGGTGTTCCTCCTGGTAATTCGAGTGCTGATGCTGGACTTTGGGCTGTTGCTGAAGGTGGCGGAGCAGAAGGAGCAGAAGCTATCCTCTCTTGCTCTGCTTGCCTAGCTTGCTGGTCAGCTCTTGTTTGTTCGTATTGTCTTTTTTGTTCAGCAATTTGTTCTCGCTGTACCTTAAGCATTTCGTCCGTTCTATCTGGTGGACGACCTCCGCCTCCGCACATAGCTAACTCCGCAACGTGTTACTTTGCTCATCATAAACGGAAATTAGCATTTTTACCACGCTTCGTTGCCCTGCGTTATACCAAATCTCTCGATCTTTAACGTCTAAGTCTGGACATTTTTCTGGATATATTTCATTTAACTTTCTAATTAATGCTTCATCAATAGGTGGGAATAGATCGTCAGCTTCCATAAACAATGCTAAGTTATACATATATTACTTTAATTACTATGGCTAAGAAAGGCTTGTATTACAACATAAATAAAAGAAAGAAAGCTGGTACAAGTAGAAGTAAAAAGGATAGCACTATATCTCCTCAAGCCTACGCAAATATGAAAGCTGGTTTTCCTAAAAAGAAAAATTCTCTTGATTTATAATTTTTTCTTTGGCGACCACAATTTAATTTTTCCTGTATTCAAATTAATATCTTCTTGACGTAGTATCCTGGACAGTCTGGCATTTAATAATGCGTCAGCATAAGTTAGCTTTTGTTTCTTGTATGCCTCGACTACTTTCTCCCACATATCATCTAACTTAATACTATCTCCTAGTATCTTGTCAGCTCCTACTAAGCCTACACCTGGAATACCTTTGTAGTTGTCAGTCGGATCTCCGCTACACGCTTGCTTCATCCAGTTTCTATCGGCCTGCCTTTTAGTTATTAGTTCAAGGTCGTCTCCAGCTAATAGCTTGCAAGGTATAGTTCTCATATCTTTATCAACACTTACTATTACTGGATCATCATAAGTTTTTGATGTAGCCAAGATCCCTAATACGTCATCCCCTTCGCAGTTAGCGTATCTTATTGACTCCCATTCCTGTTCCATCCATTCTATTAATGGTTTAAATACTGTAGGCTTACGCTTTGTTATTCTGTTTGCTTTGTAGTCCTGGAATATTTCATGTCTAAATGTAGGGTATGAACTAAATGTCATCACTACCTTTTCATCTTCAGCTATATCAATAAAACCTTTTAGTTTTGTTTCGACTACTTTAGTTGCATCACTTAAAAAAGAATGAGTAGTCCATACATTAGTATCCCACTCAACTACTTGTTCTACTGCGCAAGCTGCTGTAAAAGCTAGGTGATCTCCGTCAATTAATAAAGTCATAATAAAAAATCAGTAAGGGAGGCAGATAGTCTGCCAGTTTTCTCGTTGTATTCGAGCTTGTCAGCCCGACCTAATGTACCGCTATGCCTATTCTTTAATACTTTTAACTGTAATTCGTTTGACGTTGCCTCGTCTTGCTGCGATCTAATGCCACATATAACCAAATCAGATAACTGGGCTATGGAACTTGATCCTCTCAAACTTTGTAGGTTAACGTCTCCCCCTTCCTCTGCTGGTTTGCCATCCGTCCTTCTTAAATGACTAACCATAACTAGACCTACTCCAGTTTTTTCTACCACTTGCCTTAGCTTGGTGCAACATACATCTATTTGCTTTCTCTCATCCCCATCACTTAATCCACTTACTACCAAGGAAATGTGATCTAGGAATATAACGTCACATTCCTCGCCAGTTGCCATGTATGTAATCTGATCTATCAATCGGTCAGGGTCTAGTGAACCAAAGTGTTGCAGCAATATAAAATTATTGTCGCTAAATAAATAATCAAATGCTTGTCTTAATTCATCCTGGTCTATTGCTTTCTCGTCTAGGTGTAATGGTTTGTTAAGTGCAATAGATAGTATGCCTTGCAAGCTTCTCTTGCTACTTTCCTCTAAACCAATCCAACCTACCTTAAGTCCATTGATTAAAAAATGATGAGCCAATTCCCTGCAAAGCAGGCTCTTGCCAACGCCTGTGCCAGCGCAGATAGTAGTTAAACTTTGCTTACGAAAACCACAGCATATTCTATTTAGTTCTGGGAAGGGATAACTACATACCTTTGAAGTATCTTCTTTAATTAAATCTTCCCATAAACTGTAGGCAGAGTGTATGTTGTCGGGTCTGACAGGACTTGCCTTCCAGAGTAAGTCCTTAAGTAGCTCGCCCTCCCCTGCGAGGAGCATTTCATTAGCATCCTTTCTTGGTAGGTTTGCGATAGCTGCCTTACCAGTAGGTAAGACTTTTGCAACCTTCTCGGCAGCATCCAAACCAGGTGCGTCCGAGTCAAAACAAATAACTATACGGACAAACTGAGATAACCATGACAAATTTGCAGCTACATACTTCGTAGCACTTTGCGCACCCGAAGGCAAACTAACTACAGGAAACTTGTTACCTTGCACCTGGGATACAGACATTGCATCTATCTCTCCTTCAGTAATGACTACAAAAGTCTGACCAGTATTATGCTGTCTCCATAAATCTTGTCCCCATAGTTTTATATCGTTTAACTCTCCTTGCCATATAAATCTTTTATCTCTAAATCTTATATGCTGTGCTGATAATACACCACTTTGATTCTTGTAGCTGGCTACCTGACAATCAGCTCCATTAAAACTAGCTATACCATAACCAAATAGTTCGCAAGTCTCCTTAGTGATTCCACGTTTAGGTAGTTCGCAGGGTAGTGGAACTAAAGGCTTCCATTGTTTCTTCATTGGTGTAAATGTTTTTGTTGGTTTGTCTTTACCTGGTTGATATTGCCAGCCGCATCCAAAGCAATGCTTATGACCATCATCATAAACAGCTACATTATCTTTACTGTTGCACTCTGGACAAGGCTCTTTGCTTTTATATTTGCTTGGCATTTTCCCAATAAGCTATAAGTCTTTCTAACTCTTTTATTCTTTTCTTTGCCTGGAAAATTTTTTCTTTAATTTTCATACCATTCTTTAGGGATAGTTTTGTTACACCAGGGAAAGCCATGACGTTCAGCCCAGGCTGAATACGTCAGGCTTCTCTTGGCTTTACTAAGCTTGTTGTTTGCGTTTTGAAAACAAAAACAAATCCTTAGTGTGGGATGCTGCGTCTTAACTGCAATATATTTTTTTCTTTCCTCTTTAGTAAGTACTCCTTTGACCTCGACCACACAGTTAGGGAGGATGAAGTCAGGAGTGTAGCTACTGCTGATGATGTAATCATAGCTGACAGATTCATAAGTAAACTTAGCTTTAGATTTAATTAGTTCTTTGGCTACTTGCGCCTCGAACTTTGATCTAAAATGTATTTCCCCCTGAGCTGTTGTCAATGTTTGAGGGTGCGAGATCCTTCTCTTCACTCTCGAACTCGAACCCTTCAAGGCTGACTTCTTTTTCATAAGGTACAAAGTTATGGAATACTACTAAGTCAGGCTGTATTGTTAGCCCAACACCATGAGCAGGGTGGTCATATCCCTGGCAACGTAGTCGTACCTGGACAACAGTTCCTTCTCCTAATCCTTTATACTTTTCTCTTTCTTCTCCAGTAATAGGAGTCTTGTATTTATCCATTAATAATGGTGGTGTTAATTGATATGGCTTACCATCCTGACCTGTTCCAGTTACATACCTTCTAGTTTTTACTTTAAAAACCTTAGCTCCATTGTGAGTAGTGTATTCAAATCTGGTACTGTCGGCCAACTTAAATGTTTTACCTGGATTCATTTCCTTAAGTGACTTCTTGTATGCCTCGAAGCCATCCTCTATCTGCTGTGCAACACTAGCAGTTTTAGGGTCATTAGAGTCCAGGATTAAATCAACCTTCCATTCTGGACGCTTGTTGAAGGCTGTGTCTGGTTCGACTAGCCATGCGTATTGTGGTTGGCACTTAGGAGTGACGACATAAAATGCTTTTAAAGTCATGTGACAAAATAAGTAGATGTTCTAGTTTGTTCAACATCTAACTCGCCAAGCGTAGGCTCGGAAGGTAGATGTTTTATTTGGTTGTCTGTTAGTTGTGCTTTTAATTCTGCCTTTAGCTTCGATAAACAATTCTCTGAATACATATCAGCGAATGTTTGTCTAACTGAGTTGCGCAGTTCACTCATTTCAGACGGAGTAGTAACGAAACAATCGTGGATGCCAGCGATATTTTCGACTCCTTTTATTGAAGCATGAATTGTGGATAATGCCATATGACTTGCATCAAAACTATGCAATATATTTGCTGAGATAGCTAGTGACATCTTCCTTGTATCCACTTCTTGGGTATCTATGTTTGTTCTTATATCGAGATAAACGTCAGATAAATATTTAAGTTGTATCCTGGATTTTTTCTGATCTAAATACTTTTGATGTACCAGCAATCCACTTGGACTATGCCATTGCACTCCCTTGTTATCCTTGCCTAGCTCTCTACCTATGTGCCTAAAGAATTTCATAGCTCCAACTGCTGGCTTAATAGCCTGGCATGAATGTTTATAAAGTAACTGAGCCATATAACCAACAGTACTTTTAGCTAATGGTTTTCTTAACCAGTTATGTTTACCTTTACCTAGTGTGGTCATCATCTTTTCATTAGCCCAGGAGTAAGCAAAGTGATAAAAGGCGCTGTTAGTTGCAGCGTAAGGAGCTGTCATCACGCAAGGTTTTGCAAGTGATCTATCAGGGCTAAGCATCAACCATTTTCTATTTACTTCTTCATCATTCATTCTTAATTCATTGTTTACTGCTTGTGCTACCTCGCTATATATATCTTGTGGCTGTTCGCTATTGACTAGGTTAACTTTCTCTCCCATTACTTTGCTGCGAAGCAAACCAGAGAAATGCTGAATTGAGCTGCAAGTACAATCAAGGTGGCAGGGAAGCTGACATAAATAGCTACCTGGTTCTTGTGAATATAAATACATTGCCCTGCAAAAAGCAAGAAAACTCCAAGCCTTGCTGCCACGCATCCAAAATTCTGGCTGACTCCAGCAATCTCTACCAGCTCCATAAATTAAATTAATATTCTCGTTAACCCATTGTATTCTTGTTTTAAAATCTGACTTGATTCCGTACATATTTGCACCATGTATCTTTAGCCAATTCAAATCCTCTTCATTTTTTATTAGCTTACCTTTTGCAAATTGTAGTAGCGCCCTGGATAAATCATTACCCTGGCTGTTAAGGTATGGAACTCTATCGTAGATCCGTCCTCGAAAGTCTAGCTGCTTAGGAAAATATAATTGCTCGGCATCCTTAAATTTCTTTGCCATCCAAAATGTTTTTGCTATACCAATACGACTACCTTGTGTGTAGTTATTCTTGTCGATTATATTCTTGCAGTTTATTCTCCATTGTAAAACTTCCTGGCTGTCTGGTTCGCAATGTTTAGGGTATGGAGGTACAGAGTATCCGTCTCTAGGTAGTAAACAAC